TCAGGTCTACCAGTTGTCTTGAGCCGATTCACAGTCTGCTTTACTAACTTGGCAAGCTCTCTGTCAACAATGGCATCCATCTCAAGAGGGCCAGCCTTCATTAGTTTCTCAACAATCTTTCCGCCCTTCTTTCTATATTCCTGCATGAACTTCTGCATGACGAAGTTTCTTCTTATCATCATGCCCTCTTCACCCCAGATGTCTCTGGTGGCAGTCTTGATAGCAAAGGCAGCTTTCTTACTGCCGAGTGTAAGCGCTCTCACTACCCAGTTATCATAATCCTGAGCGGCTTCTCTGCTGAACATTCCAGTCCAGCTACTCACCCCATAGGATTTGAAGCTCTGGTCAGCCTTGATACCTATGGTCATCTGCATGTAGTCATCAATAGAGGCTCGGCCTGGGAGTACATCGCCCAGTGCTGACCTCATTGCATCTTCGGCAAAGTTCTGGGGGCCTATCATAGCGGTCATGAGGTTAGCTTCAGCGAATGGCTGGGTGAGCTTACGGTTGATAGTCTCTAGCCATACCCGCTGCACTTTATCACTGACATTGAACATAAGGGTTGCAAAGCGGCCAGAAGCCTTTCTGCTGAGATATACTGCACTCTCTTCAGTTGCAAGCCTATAACCTTTATTTCTTGTTGCTAAATCGTAGATAGCTTGGACTGCATTTTTGGCTGTGAGTTCTTTCACAGCAGCTCTATCTATTGATGCCGCTCGTTTGGTTATGAGGTCTTCAGCCACAGTGATAAGCTTTCCATCGGGGTCAAGTACCTGAAGAACTTCCAGCAGTCTCTGACCCGCCTGCTTGGGGGTAAGGATTCTGTAGGTGTAGTAGTCCTCAAAGACGTTATCTACATTCTCTACGAGCTTCTTATCAATACCAGACTTATCTAAGGTTTTGCCTAGTCTGCTGGCGTACTTCAATACGTCATCTTCGGTGGCAGGGGTGTGATAAAGAATCATTCTACCAGCGTTAGCAATGTCTGATTCGCTTCTGGGGTTGGCTTTGAGGAACTTAATAGCATCATTCCAGAGGGGCTCAAGCTCTCCCATGCTAACTTCTCGTAGGGACTTATTAGCAGCGCCAGTAACATACTTATCTAATATCCCCGCTGACTCATTACCAAAGAATACAGCTTTCTGAGCTGCGGACTTAGGAATCATACCCCAAGCCTGCTTTCCTACTACAAAGGGTAAGTCCATAAGTTCAGCAAGTCCTGCTTCTGCTGCACCCACCATTCTACCAATATAAGGGAGTGGTTTGGTGAGCTTGGTGGCAATCCCCCAGCCTACATAAGTGAGGGGGTCAGCCATACCTTCCATGAGCATGCCCTTAAGTATAAATTCTGCAACACCATCAAAGGGTGCATCCCACTGTCGCCATGCTTCACCCGTCGCTTCCCACCAGCCCATGTTAGGATTAGCTTTACGGATATCATAGTAGGCTTTAGTAATGTCAGGGATGAAGAGGCCGTATATACCACCAGCTATGGGCTGTACAACATTTCTGCTGTACGTCTCCATCAGTTGCATCAAACCGGTAGATGGTGCAAGTATGTATGTCTTGAGCTTGTCCATAGCGGTATAGGCTGGCATGGAGGCTATACCCGCTTTAAACTCAGCAATCTGAGCTGTCTGTTCTTTCCAGTTAGCAACAATCTCCTGGGAGTCAATGAGTTTGGACTGGTCTACCTCTTCATCAGTATAACCTTTAGCCTTGAGGAACTTATCCCACTCCTCATCACTGATAGTTGACTCTGGGATAGGTTCAGTGGTAAGGGCTTTAACTAACTCTTGGGTGGATAACTGATGGATAGTAACCGGAGTACGAGTTACTTGCTGGGGTGCTACCAAATCTGGGAACTCTTGCCCTTCAACAACTTCAGTAGCATTCCCAGTAATCTCGCCTACTATGTCGGCTGGGGTAGCTCCACTCTTCACCATCTTAAACATATCATCAATAATGCTGCGGACTTGCTGCTGTTCAGAAGAGGATAGAGTGGAAGGTAGTGCAAGGCTGGCTATTACCTCATCAGTAGAGTTTAATCCGCCTTGCTGTAATACATAAGGTACATCATTGAAGAGGTGGGTGAAGAAGTTAGCCTCTGCAATCTGGTCAGCAATCATAGTTATATCGGACTTGAAGGTCTGGGACTGAATATCAAAGGCGTCAGCATCAGCATCTGATACTCTGCTCATGTAACCTTGAGTGTAGCCGCTGGAAGGGTCAGTATAACCCTGCCTATAAACAAGGTCTCCAGTAGAGCCTAAGTCCGCTATGAGGGCACTATATTGCTGCTGTATCTGCTCCATCAGGGACTGTAGCAACTTGCTATTATCCGCAAAGCTCAGATACTGTTGCTGCCAAGTCTCTATCGCACTATTGAGGTCAATCTGGGGCTGGATAGATAGTGCATTACGCTTGGAGGCGGTATAAGTATCTGTAATAATCTTGGTATTCCAAGCCTGCTGGGTATAAGGAGCTTGTGCCATACCCGTCTGAGAGGGGGCTAATTGTACCCTAGACTTATCCTTCCAATACTGCTGTAATTTCCCTACCTCAGGGTTTATCTGTGGGGTATTCGGCATTGTCATAAGTTATATTGCTCCTTCCATAGCGATAGGTTCTGACTGATTGGGAGGGGACACTTCTGGTCTAATACGAGTCTTAGGCTGTTGTATGTTATCATTCCCAGTCTGTTGCTCCATACTACCAGTCAATCGCTGCTCAAGAGTATTTGCAAGCTTCTCATAAAGCTGGGCTGACTTTGTATCCTTAGCAGCCCTCAAATTAAGCGCTTCCTGCCTTAATGCAGCAATCTTGGTTATCTCTGCAAACTCAGGACTGCGTCTGGCTTCGGCAGCTCTTATCCTTGCATCCTCTTCCATAGGATTCCTTATATCTTGGAACTGATGGCTGTAGATGTATTCGGGGGAGACTGTGAAGTTGGGGTTAAGCATCTTGGCAGCAGTAGCTCTTTGTACCAAGTCTCCTGGTATCCGCATTTCAAAAGTTGCCTCAACTCTTTCATTCTCAATCAGCTTATCAAGCTTATAATTGTAGGGTTTGAAACCACTATCCCTTATCAGCTCCCGCCACCAGTTATCTATGTCGGTCTTTATATCACAGATTCCATCATGGAACTCACAAGCGGCCTGGTTGGTGCTGGAGACTATCTGGCTCATGACATAAGCAGTCATCTGGCTACTGACATCCCCATACATACTCCAGCTAGGGCCGCCTCGTTGCTCCATGGCCTCCAAGTCCATCGTGGAACTTCTCATTTCAACGGCCATAGCAGGAGGCTGGATGTAACCAACTTCATCCTGTAAGCCGAGCTTAAAGTGCGCTCCCCTCTTGTCCCACTCACCAGGCTTCACTATTTTTTCAGCCCTGGAGGATTTCTCATAGGTCTTTGGTTGTGAAGTATCTCTTAATATCTGGGACATAAAGGTGCGCCAGCGATTGATAGTGGCATAGACATTCTCGTTAGTTGCGATAGCTGACTGACCCATCTCTTTCTTAAAGAAGGCATTACTCTGGGCGATTTCTCCTCTGTCTGGTAAGCCTCCTACTGGTGCACCAAAGATGGGGATTCTGGGCTTAGGAATGGAGTTGAGCTTAGACTCTAGGGTATCGGGTTTTACTGCTCTACCATCAATGATGATGCTGTTGTGAACTTTACCACCATCATCAAGATACCAGTAGTCTCGTAGTACAGTAGAGTCACTAGGGGAGGCCATGTTCCCCCACTTATTACGAAGTGCCATTCTTAACAATGCGTTCTTGCCAGGGGTGAGCTTCCTACTACACTCAAACAGTGTATCATCCCACATGGGGTAGACAGTTGCAGGATTGAGAGGCTCAGCGGTAACAGCAGTACCATCAATAGTGAAATTGCTGTAGATGAACCCCCAGCCAGTAGCAAGGAAGAATTTGATAAGGTCTCGGTCAAAAGTCCTCCCACGCTGCCTGTATGTCTGCATCACATCATTCCAAGCAGTATCATAGAAGTTAGCTAAATCACTAGAGGCTTTGAGATTCTCTACGGTGAGTCTGCTGGATGGTAGTGCATGGTAAGTGGGCTGATTGAGTACACTCACCAGTAGATTAAAGGCAGCTCTGGGGTCATTACCCACAAAGCTTTCCATACCAGATTGGGCTAGGGTGTCTATCATCTGGATAATCGTGTACCACTCTTGGAACTTCTTATTACGGTCTTGCCAGTATCGCTCAAGCTCTTGACAGCGTGAGTCAATCTGTTGCTCATTCATTAGTCCGGCCATACTATCTCCTTATTCTGTTGCCCCACTTTTCAGTCCAGCCATGAGTACCTTGGAAGCCTACATTAGCAACATAAGATGAATCTCTACATACTACTCCTAATGCCGCTGCCATTACAAAGTCATCTGCACCATCACTGACTGTTCTGCCGTTATCCCATCTTATGTTGGGGAGTTGCTCGGCTAGTCTCACATCATGAGTCCAGAAGTGACTGAGATGCTTACGAAGCTCGCTTAACATAAAGGGTTTGGTCTTGGGGCTGGTCATCCAGCCAATATTCTTACTGACTAAACCAGTTACTGGGTCAGTACGGTAGTATAATTCTGGGTAATCCTTTAAATGGCTTGTAATGCCCAGTGCATCCTCTGGGGCCAGTGTTGCCATGTTATAGTGTCTACCTAAGTCAATGCATCTTGAGGCCATATCATAGTCGGGATAAGCGCCTGCAAGTGTCGCTACATGACAGATTTCATTGGGAACACATCTGAGCACTAGTGCCACTGATAATGACTTCTTACCCAAGCCTGGGTCAATGGCAATCATGTACTTTACACCAGGCAGGGGCTGTTCCCAGACCTGTGCATCAAGGTAGGAGTCTGGAGCGGGGAAGCATTCTTTAGCCAGTGCATTTATCTCGTTAATATCAAAGTAGTTATCACCAGCAGAGAGGAAGCAACTTACATCATTCTCAGGATACTCTTGATTGAAGAGGAATTGGGTCTTACCACTACGGTACAGACTCATCATCTCCGCTTGCTTAAATCTTCTCCATCTAAGCTTATTATTACACTCTTCCTCATCAAACCCCATACGGGTGACAAGTTCCATGAAGCCCATCTCATCGTCAGAGAGGTTCTGTAGTATGTCTACGGCATCACCAGGAAGAGTAAACATACTATCGGGCTTCATGCTGTATTCGGGCATTTCCATCCAGCAATAAAAGTGTGAGGTAAAGATTGACTTACCAACCTCTTTGCCCTCTTTGGCACTCATATAAAGCTGATAGAAGTCATTATTGCCACTACCATTAGGAGTGGATAAGACTTTAATCTTGGTATTGGGGAGTAAAGGTACTCTTTGCATGGAGGCTGCAAACACATCAGAAGCACTACCCGCTGGCCAGAAGCCGAACTCATCCAGACCTAAATCATGGATAGGCTCACCTCTAGGCATGGAGAAACCCTTAGCGCTCGCTATATAGAAGCTGCTCTCACCTAGTTTCTTCCCCTTACTATCAATGTGAAGGAATGTCTTTTCATAAGTGGACTTCTTAAATATTTCTGGAATAGAGGGGGCGATAGAATGGAGATTGTCATAAAAGGACTGGGCCTTTCTAAGCAGTCTCCCAGTAATAAACTCATCATAAGAAATCAAGACTGCTGTAGTGCCTACGTGCATGAGGCAGTCAAGTAGGAAGTCACAGACTAGTAAGCTTGTTCCCCCGACTTGAGCTGGCTTTACAGTTACATCACGGTTAGTCTCTTCTGTAACCATTCTAGCCTGAATGGGGTTTAGCTTAAAGGGGACTAACTGCCGCTCCTTATTCTCAATCGGAACTACAGTCTCAATAAAGGACTTACGATTCTTTATGAGTTCTTCTAGTCTTGACTGGATGTTTGTTGTCATATCTTACCCTGTAATACTGCTCTCTGCCACTTGGCGTATGTTCGGACTGTAACCCAGCCCAAGATAAGGCTTGCAACCAAAGAGATAAGAAACTTTGACCATTCTAGTGGCTGCCAGTGGCTGGGGAGTAGGCTGGCGGTCACTAATGCAGCTAGGTAGTCTAACTGTACTAGGAGGTTGTAACGTGTTTCCAGCTTTCTCATCTTTACTCCTCATCATCTAACTCCTGGATTTGCGGCTGGGCCTCGCTCTGGCCCTGGATAACTGGGACTTCATCAAGTTCTTCTTGGACGATGCTCGGCTCTTGACTGTTGACCTTCCTGCCATCTTGTACCTCTACAATCTTTGATATTACTGGTTCACCACGACTTCTTGTTCCAGTGGGCAATACCGATACTTTCTCAGTTACAGTGGTTCGGGAGAGCTGGTAGAATACATCGGTAAGATTAAGTTGCTTGTTATCATCATCAAGCATGAGGGATTGAAGGAGCTGGAGCTTTTCTGGGCCATAATTACTTCTCATACGAAGCAAGTAATCTTGGTCTTGCTTGGGGAGGATTTCCTCGCTTAAGCTCTTCAGTATTATCCGCTTGTCCTTTTCCATGATGAGTCTGAAGTTTCTGAGATACTCAAGGTAAGAATACTCTAGGGCAAGCTTCTTACGCAACTGTGGGAGGTCAGATTCAGCCTCATTAAACTTCTCAAAGCCTGGGACTGTATGTCTCCATGAAGATAGAGTAGATTTGGCTATGTCTAGAAGTTTGATGGCCTCCATAGTAGTGAAGCCACTACATCTCAGTCCTAAGTATCTACTTCTATCATCATCAAAGTTCCAGGGGAGGATGCTGCGTGGGATGGACTCAGATGATGCCTCCATCGCTGGCATAGATACTGGTTGGGATGGGGCTGTATTAGGCTGGTTAGGATTATTATTACCAATCATAAAGTCTCCAAAATACTAGGATACTGACAGTATAAGAGGGAAGGCTAGGGACGTACAGTAATATAACCAATAATGTATATAGTAGTACTAATAGTATACGTATAATTGATTATATTACTTTTCATTGACTATATGAGTTACTTGTGGTAAGATGATATGGAATGATGGATGGAAGGAGATAACTTATATGCAAAGTGAGTTTAACATAACGGAAGTATGTGAAGCCATGCAGAAGAATAATATTACCGACCCTGAGAGTCAACAGGGGATAGACTTCTGTACAGAGCATTGTCCGTATACTTTCTGTGTATTGGCGGAGAGGGAGAAGCTACAAGAGCTAGTACATAGGGATAGAATCAGTAAGAGTTTAGAGCTACATAATAAAGGGGTTAGTGTAGTAGATATAGCACTAATCTTTGATGTAAAGAAAGAAACTGTACAGAGGTGGATACGTGAACGTCTGGCTGAGATATACCACAAAGAAGGGTAAGTGTGCTTATGAGGGGTGTAAGAAAGCACATGAACTGATACTAGGGGAGCTACAAGTTAGATGTAGATGGTACATGAGGATTAAGAGTGGGCAGAAGTGGATGAAGGAAAAGAGCTATCATGTGGATTGCTGGGTAGCAGAAGCCCGAGAAACACTGGATAGAAGGGTGCATGTAGAGACTAGGGGAAGAAAGACCATACCCAGGACGGATGAAGATAGGAGTGAAAGGATAAAGATATTGAGGAGAAGGGCAGCGGTGGTACAGAGGCTGAAGCATGAAACGGAAATGGGAGGGGGTAATGCCCCTAAGAAGATACAACATCTGTATGATATGTTGGAGCAGCTAAAGGTAGAAATAATGCCGTATGGAGGGATACCAGATGGGTGGTAAAGTTATGAGTGATTTTGAACTGTTTAAGCATACATTCCTACAATATCAGAAAGAATGGGGCCTGCTGGAGTATAATATTTACTTCGAGAACTTACCAACGGGTGACAACTTCGCATCAATAGCCGTAGCGAATAGGAGTTCCACGGCTACGGTAACTTTTAATAGTGGGCCACCGGAGGAGTTTAAGTCCAATAATGATATAAACCTTGATGCCAAGCATGAAGCGCTACATCTGCTACTGGCCAGACTAACCCAGTACATGCCAGAAAATGAAGCCACCTATGCTGCGGAGGAAGCCACGGTGAATAGACTGTGTGGGCTCTTACCGGATGTGAAGCCCCTAGAAGCAAGCACAGTAACTAAGCAGGAAATTGAGCCTTATGAGCTTGCCAACAAGTAATAAAGCCCATTTGATAGTTGATAAGGAGACTTTTCCCAAAAGTGAATATTTGCAACTCATTAAGACAATAAGCAACAATATATAGTTGAAAGTATTGATTTCTGCAAAAACGAAAATTATGGACTTATATAGGATGTTTGGGAAAGTATCAGCATGAAGGGGTTACCGTATACCCCTGGATGGGATATTACTCAAGCGTATATGATTCTGGGGTATATGACTGGGGAGGAACATAAGCGGGCGGGTCGGTAGGCCGGTATGCCGTGTG